GGGCCAAGTGTGTTCACGCCGGAGATACTGTTAGCCAACGTGTTTATATTAGTCAAAGAGCCGACGACGGCGGTGATGTTTGCCCCGTCGAAAAACTCTTGGAACTTGGAAGTGTCTAACGTGGACGTGGAAGTGTGCGCCACAGTGCAAATATAAATGCTTTCGTTCGTCGTGAGGCGAACCATGTCGAGGCGTTTATAGGCCGTGCCAGAAGCGTAGTTGCCACGCCAGTGGAAGAAGCTCTGGTCAGTGTCAAACCAACCAGACGTAGCGTCGCTGTAGGTGCCGAAGCGAGCTTGAAAGACTGGGGTGCCAGAACTGGTAGAAACGCGGAACTGAAGAGCGTTCGGATTTAATTGACCCGAAGAACCAAACAAGCCGTCGAGCATTGAAGGAAGCGTAGATGTACCCTTCTCGCACGCTTCAAGATAAGTGTCGAGGTTGTGAGTTCCTGTCTTGGCAGAGCGGAAGCTAATCTGTTCGCCGGTTGGTTTCGTAAACGCCATGTTAAACCTTACCTATGTCTACACACATTTTAGTTGAGTTAAGGCAGCAAGTCGTCCTCACTCTTCCATCCCCAACTTTTTCATTAGGTCTATAAGTTTGGGTTTTGTCAGAGCAAACTTGTCGTCTTCTTTGTAGCGGCCCTCTAAGTGCGAGAGGCGACTGTTTAAGTCGATTTGATTGTACTGGTCGTTCATATCAAAAAGTCTGACAAGGTCGTCTCGCACCGTTGCAACAGCTTCCTTAGCTGCTTCCTCTGCGACTGCCTTGATGTACTGACGTTGCAAGCCCGTAAGTTTCGTCGAAGCCTCTATGCTGGCGGCTGTTGGTTTATTCATCCTACTCTCCTTGACGCTTTAGGTTGCCAGCTTGGATTTCTTGCTGCATCTGCTCTTGGGGCATGACACTGGCACCGCGCATACGCTCCATCTGCATCTGCTGCTGACTGGGAGACATGCCCTTAGCTGCTTCTTTCTCAGTGATCTTGAACTGATCTAGGTCGGTCACGCCCATAGATCGGATTGCTTCCTCTGCAATCTTGCCGACCTTGTATTCCATGTTAAGGCCAGTTTGGTTCATTACCTGAAGCATGTTCATCCACGTCTCGGCTGAACGTGTAGGTTCTATAGGCAGAGTTCCGTCGACTATGAGGTAGTCGACTTCGCCTTGCAGCATGGATATGTCGAAGTCGAGATAGTCGTCTTGGATCATATTGGTGAGTTCGCCGGGGCTGTCTGTTCCCATAACGCGGAGAGAACCTTCGTAGTCGAGGGCGTCCTGAAGGTTGCCGACCATCATCCTGACCAGGGGGCGAATGGTAGTCGAAGACATAATACGTGAGATAACGCCTAGTCGCTGAGAACCAAGTTGGGTTAGTCGCTGTATCTCAGTCGCAGAACGGATACCATCGGCGGTCGGCATACCCTGCTGGGCGTCACTGGCGGCAGACACACGCTGCTTTAAGTCTGACATAGCCCCGATGTCGTTCCAGTGGCCCCTAGTTACGTCGGGTATCTCGGCTATGAACACGCCATCGCCGGGTTTTGTGCCGGGGAGAGTACGGACTAAGCCCCAAGGGTTGCGATCTATGAGGTCTGGAACGGAGACTGAGGTGGGATCGACGAAGATCAGGTTGTTCAGGGCGGCCTGTACGTTGTCGATGCGGCTGCGGAGCAGCCATGTGCTGATGTCGTGCAGGGGAAGCAGGAGATCGTAGAGGGATTGGGCGTAAGTCTTGTGGCTGTCGTGGTACATACCGCCAATTACGACTGGGAACTGGCGACCGTAGGGGTTTAGACGACAGTTTATGACGGCATCTTCGTCGAGAATAGATACCAACATCCAGACTTGCTCTATGCTGGGTATGCCTATCTCGTATCCGTTGAACCGTACCCATGCTTCGTCGACTATACGGCTATCTTCAAGGGTAAAATGGTAGCCGTTCTCTTGCCCGCGTGGGTCGTCGGGGTTGATAGAGAGGCCACGCCCCTCTTCGCGGAACCAGCCGTGCGCGTCCCATGAGTGCCTGCCTGTTTCCTTGCGTCTGAGGCCCGGATACTTGGACACTTTGGGGTACAGGCCAGTGCCAATGAGGGCTGATGTGGACATATGGTCTGTGAATACAATGAACTGCATACGATCCCAGTCGCCCCAGTTGACGCGGGGGTCAGGGAAGCAGCGGCGTGGGTCGAAGTTTACTATATCATTGGTTTTAGTCTTGGGGTTCCACACGCATTTGGTCGGGGCAAAGCCATAACGTATGCTGTCTAATAGCATTTGGGCTAGGCGGGCTTCGCCTGATGTACGGCGCATGTGCTGGTGCAAAAGGCGTTCTAGGATTTGGCTGGACTTGCGGGACTTGCGGTTCAATCCTTCCAATTGGAACATCGGATTGCGGCCTGTCAGGGCTGCCATCAGGTAGGTGAGTACAGTGTCGCTGATAGCGCGTGTGTCAGCCACTACGGCCTTCTCTCGGAACTTGGTACTGTCTGCTGGCACCCACACGTCGTGCGCCCTGTCGGCGTCCTGCCAGTGCTGGTGACGGCGTCGTATGCGCTCGTGAGACATCTTGGTGCAAGCGCGAATGTAGTCGATCAGTTTGGTTTCTTGATCGTCGGTGAGCATGTCCGAAATGTCTTCGTAGCCCATAAGAGCGTTGACGTGCTCCGACAAGTCTACGACGACATCTTGCTCCTGCAAGTAAGGCTGGTTCTTGTAACGCATTATAGTTCTCCCCAACCTTTAAACTGAGGCTGAACCTTTAAGTCTGCGGTCCACCACTGCTTGTTGTTCTCGGCCTGCTGGAACTGAGATGAGAGCGACGAAGCCATGTTTATCGGGCCGTTCATTAGTTCGCTGGCTGCTCCACCCATTTTTGCAATCGCCTCTAAGCCCATAGAGAGGGCGTCAATCTGGTCATCGTGCTTGCCTGACGGAAAAGACTGAGCTTCGTCCATAAAGGCGTCGAGCCATAATGCCTCATTTGGCAAGTAAACTCGTCCCCCCTCTACAAGCGGTAGTACGGCATTGAGGCGAGAGACTTTGTCGCTGCCGACTTTGACGGGAAGGACGGACATGCCCGACTGGTTGCGAAGCTCCTGTATGAGCGACTGACCGCTGGCCTTGTCTTCTATGTATAGGCCGCGTAGGCCGCGCCCCCGCCACTTGGCGTTGAGGGTTATCGCTGCGCGTTTAAGTTCTGGGAAGTCGTACTTGTCTCGGACTACGTCGAGGATGTGGATGTCGCTCAAGTCGTCCATACCAAGCACCATCATTACGGAATAGTCAGCGGTTTCAGTTTTTTTAAAGGCTGTGTCTGCCGCAATTATGACCGTGCTACACTTGGGTACGTCGTTAGTCTTGCGCCACCAGCCTGCTTTGATGAGATTGCCGCCTTTGATGTAGGGAGTTTGCTGATAGAGAGAGGCAAATTCGCGTTCGTCTAGGCGTTCTCGCTTGCGTAATTCTTCTAGGGGGAAGCGGTCAGGCCATAATGCTTCCTCGGTTTCTTCAAAAAAGTAGCGTTTGGATGGGCCAACTGTGCTGAGTTTGTTTTTAGGGACGTGTCTGGGATCATCTTCAGGCAGAGAGACTACCGACGAACGCACATCAGACTTAACGCGACGAATAGCAGGGAAGTTTATGTGCTTCCATGCACCCTCTTTCCAATCTTCTGTCTCCATTAGGCGGCCAGCTAGGTCGTCGGGGTGCCAACGAGTTAGGATCACGACTTCGATAGGGGGCGTGCCATCCGGCTCTGGCTGCTTACGTGTGGATAAGGCTGAGACATAATACGACCACGTCTTGTTTCGTTGTGTTGCGCTATCTGCTTCCTCACGGGCTTTGATCGGGTCATCTATTAAGAGCAATGTGGCTGCGCGACCAGTGGTCGAGCCGCCTAAACCAGTGGCGTAGTAGCCGCCGCCCAGCGTTGTGCGCCAATCGTCGACGGCTTTACTCTCGTCTGACATGCTAAAGTCTGGAAAAGCTTGTGGAACTATGAGTTCGCGGGCGTGGTCGCGGGTCTGTCGGCCAAAAGTCTTGGCTAAGTCTTGGTTGTAAGATGTCGCCAGCACATTACGATTGGCTTTACGAGCCAAGTAGTAAACCGGGAATAGCGTCGACGCCAACCACGACTTGCCGTGGCGAGGCGGCATTGTAATGAGAAGACGGTTGCCGCCAAGTGTATCTTTCTCAAGCTGATCCAGAGTTTCAATGAGTTCTTCTTGGAAGCCAGCGAGCGTGAAGTCTGGATATAAAGCAGTGACAAACCCATGAAAACTATCCCTCGCTTTCGTTATTAACAGTAATCGTTTCGCCGCTTGTTGTGGTGTCAATGCCATCGTTGTCGTCCTCTATAGGGATGTTTGCTTGAGCAGCTATTGCCTGTAGCTCGTCAAAGGTAAGCTCATGGGCGTCTTTGTTTTCAATCGCGTGCTCGTTGAAGGAGTGGTGTAGGTCGGGCATGACTTTGTTGAGCATCATGCCGAATAGTCGAACCTGTGAGTTGTTCCACTGTTTGTCGCCTTCTAATACAAGTCGCACAGATGGTATTTGCTTTCTAACTACGTCAAGTACAGAGCGTCGAACGCGGTCTACTTCGATAGGTGTGACAGGTGCCAAGCCGCCAGTGCCGTGTGTAGTGCTCACTTGTTTACGATAGGTTGCCATGTGTTACATATCCGTGACTGCGGTTTCATTTTATGGTGCGAAAATTCAAAGTGCCGGAGATGGGAATACGCGAAACCAAACGGCGAAAGGGGGTCTACCCCCCCTTTCGGCCTTTCTCGACCTCGACACTGACAAGTCAGTGTCGTGTTTCCACTGTAAGTCATTGTAATTACTGTAGTTTCTAGTCCTACCGAGGGACATTCTTGGTCTGTAGTTATCAGTATTTAGTCTCATCTCATCAATTCATTACGGTTATTTAGTCTGACCTAGTCATATCAAATACTTACCTCTCAAGTCGTCCTAACCCCCTAAAGGGGGGTGGGGGGAATGTGAATTTGCCGGTTCGACAGTCGGATCGGCAGTTCGACTAACCTCACTCAAGGAGTATAACAGTATGGAACTGTTCACATTTACGAAGATCACTGCTGCCGACGCTAACAAGCAGCTCAACCAAATGATCGTCAACATCAACGCTGGTCTTCCGGCAACACAGAAACTCGGCAAAGTGACCTGTGTCAAAGCTTTCGCTAACCGTCGTATCAACGGCGAATTGGGTCACGACGAAGCTCAAATCATCGGCAGAGCGTTGTTCGATGACCTCAACGACATCATCGACGACCCAAAGCGCAACGACAAGAACCGTCAGAACGCCGCAAAAGCGTTGGCTCTGTTCAAGACTTGGCGCAAAGCGTTTCACACTCCCAAAGCTGAAGCTCCTGCACCGACTAAGCCTCGTGTTGTTGCTCAACCCAACGGCACTGTCGCTGCTGCTTCTCTCGAAGACCTCACTGCAATGGTGCTTACGCTCACCGCTACGGTGAACACCCTCGTAGCACGTTCGTAAGACTTCGGGGCGCAGCATCGCTGTTGCGTCCTGACCTCATCCCTAAGTGGCTATGCGTAGCCATTTTGGGATGCGGCTTCGTCGTATCTAACCCGTGAAACAAGGAGTTCACACATGGATATATGTAAATTAGACGCTGAGATGCTGGTGCTTACCACGCTTCTCGAAGGCCAACTTGAGCGTGCTCTGGGCATGGCGAGTTTCGCTCTCGTTCAGACCGATGACGAAACCGCTGAGAACTACGTGCAACGCATCAAGGACGAGGCTCTTGACCGTCTCGTATTGGCGCACAAAGACCAAGCCAACATTGCGGAAGACGTTCGCATCGAAACGATGATGGCATCAGCGTCCAAGCTTGAGCCTAATCACCCAGCGTTAATGACAAGAGCGACTGAAGCGGAAATATTGGAACACGACGATGATCCACGCTTCGACGACGAAATGCCTGCCGCTGAAGAAATGGCTGCTGCACTGAGCGATCCGCTTGCTCAAACCATCTTGGCCGCGCACGCATCAAGCGGTGACGACGAACTGATCTTCTAAGAACCCACATAGGACGGCGTGGTTCGGAGACGCGCCGTCTCAATGTGTGTTTTGCACACTGAAACCCCAACACAGGAGAGTTTACGTGAAAGACTTGAACAACGATTGCATCAACTTGAACCTTGCACTTGCAAAGTTCTTGGCACCTCGGCTCGCTTACATGGCGAAAGAATACACCAGTTACCCAATGAGCATGGAGCGCGACGACTGGAAGTCTGAGTTGATAACAGCAAGCGATGCACTCAACGAATACATAAAAAGCTACGACGAATGGGAAACCCCGTTCGCTGATGCGCAAGTGAACAAGCGTGTCGACGACGCCATGTTATTCGTGGCGGCGCACTTCCACGACCTCTGGGACTGAACCTACCGGCAAGCAGCATCACGATGCTGTTTCGCGGTGTGTTTTGCACACTACCACCCTTAACATGATGGGAACACGACATGAAACAACAACCCTACACGAAAGTCGCCAAGGCAGAAGCCCCACTGCCTGTGTTTGCACTGAACCGTGCCGCACGTCGCAAGCAGTTTGCGACTAGCAATCCTCGCTCAGTTCGCAAGGCACAAGCCAATGTATGAGGTAACAGTCTTCCCTCTCAATTCCATTGGTTATGACAGCTACGAGATGGCTTCATGCGAGTGTACGGCTACCGAATACAACGTGGTAGTCACCTACTTGTGCGACTGTGGAAGCGAAGCCAAAGACGTAGACAGTTTACTCGAACTGCCATGCTTGCGTAGTGCCGAGCTTCTCGCTCAGTATTTCTGCGTAAAGTACAAGGTTGGCGAGTACGACATCAAGTGGAAGGACGACGTGAACTTGTCCGACATTGCTGGCGTGAAAGTTTCGCACGTCGCACACTAGCCAACACTATCCTCACCCTGTGTCGGGGTGAGGGACACCGATAAGCCCACGCAATTCAGCGTGGGTTTTTTTGTGTCTGACGACACGCAAACCCCAACACATGAAGGGAACCACGACATGCCTACACTCTTACAGAACATGGAAGCTGCACGCCGCGACATTCGTCGCATGAACCTCGGCCTTCGTCTTGAGCACGCCGAGCGTGACACACACGAGGGAAGCCTCGCGCCTCACGACACTGGTCTACACGCCGGAGACGGCCTGACTGGATGCGTCCTCGGCTTCATGCAGATGCCTCATAACAATCGGCGCGACTAATCTTATTGACATCTTGTGACACATCTGTCACGCAATGTAACACATCGGAGGTTACACACATGAGTATCTTACTGAAACGACTGCGCTCACGACGCCAGTCACAACAACGCACCAAGTTAATGTACGAACTACGCGACTTGGTGATCGGATGCTGCGGGGCTGCCTTTGTCGGCGTGCTGCTTGGCGTAATGATTGTCGAGACTATCGCAGGCTGCGGTGAGGTTGAGTACAACATGCACAACGGCACATGGCAGACGTTGCCGTGCGTGTTCATACCATACACACCAGTCTCAGGTACGTGGTGATGGACGGCAAGTACCATGTCGTCTCATGTCGACGAGGCTTCGCCGTGCGTGACATCACCACTGGTGAGTACGTCGAGGTCTTCGTCAGGAAATGGCGAGCACTGCTTCGTGCTGAGTACATGAACAAAGGGGTCGCACGATGAGTGACCTCTTCAACACTGTGTTGGCCGCGCTTGCGCGGCCACGTAAAGGCATCCACTCGTACAACCACAACAAGTACAGCGACGAGAGCCGGAGAAGTTTGCAACGAACGCTCATCGGCTCACAAAAGTTCGTCGTGTGCGATAGCTTACTTGAGCACGCAGTTGCCGCAAGCTTCAGCCCACCACGTACCCTGCTCGAAATGTGCGAGTGTGCTGTACCACCCTTCAACAACATGTGGGTTGAGTGGAACGAGCACACGCGCATGAAGACGTTGATCAAGCACGGCACGAGACTGGGCGTGTTCCCTGCGGATTACGACTGGGAGCAACGTGACTGGGCCGAGGACGTAGGCTACCACATCACGGCTGACGTTCAGTCGTACTACTCTTACGCAAACTTCTCCTTCGCTGAGAAAATGATCATGTGTCCACCAATGGCAGTCGGCTTGATGTGCGACCGAGAGTTTGATGTCACAGAGTTCAAGCACAAGGTCACAGGGGGAGACTGGCGTAGCGTAGGCGAGTTGGAGACGAGCCAGCGACACGAACAACAAGCCAATCTGGGTAGGTTACTGCTTGGTAATTTCTACGTCGACCATTGGTCGGAACATGAGGATGACCTTCGGGAGTTATACTACCGAATGAACCCGACGATCTGCAACTCAGGCAACATGATGTTACCCAAACGGATACCCGCAGATAAGCAAGCGGGCCTTACCAAGAGGTCTGCGCTCATGGTGACGGGTGACATGCGCTTTCTCATAGCTGTGATTGCGTTGCTCAACTACCCGCACACCGTAGTCGAGCGCACACATGAGGCGACACCACCTCGTTTGATGTGGGGCAAGCGAGTGCCACGCAACGAGGTCAAGGTTCTTGAGATAGACCTACCAAAACCACGAGGCACTACCCGTTACGAGCGCATGTTCGCTGGTGGCGGCGGCAAGAAGCGCAGACATGTCCGACGTGGACACTGGCGGCGTTTCAAACACCGAGATGGCACGATTTCTACGCGCTGGATCGGGGAGCAATGGGTCGGCTCGAAAGAGCTTGGCACCATTACACACGACTACAACCTCAAATCTAAGGAGCAAAGAGCATGAAAGACACAGTAAACAAAGTCGAGCATGTCGGTTACGCACATGTAGACAGCGGCCAGATTATGCTGGGCGACCCCTGTTATCTGCACGTCTGGGGAGGCAACGAGTACCACATAGTTACTGAGTGGCGTTGCACAGACGACGGCGACGACACCGTACTGCAATATCCCCGCGACTTCAGAATGTACAGCACCGTGATCCCCAAGTACGGCCTCGACATGAACGCCTTGAAAGCAGCGGGACGCTTCGTGGAAATCAAACACAAACCAAGCGGAGAGTACAGCTACAACGGCGCGTGTCAGGCCACACTCAGCGATGCCCAATGCGGTGAGCTAGGTTTGGGTCACGCCGTAGTCGTAACGTCTGGGTACGGTGACGGAAGGTATCCTGTCCACGTTACACGTAACGAAGATGGCCGCATCGCAACAGCCACCATCACATTCATTGAGGACGAAGACTTCTGCATATTGGATGGCGACGATGAGTAACACTGAGCCGTCGAGATACGACGAGGTCGACAGGGCCAAGGCAGAGTTCGACTGTGCGCTGGACACATACAAACACAATGCGTTCACCGAACCCGCCAAGGTCAAGGACGCAGAGGCGTTGGGCGTACTCATCTCACAACACTTGGGGTGGGATGGGCAAGCAATCTTCGAGGCAGCACGAGCCGCCTTCGAGGACGCAAACTTCCACACATTTAACGAGAGCTTTGAAAGAGCGTGGGAGCTTGAACAGGAAAGATGGACTGAGGAAAAATGGGAGAGCCACGATGACTGAGCACACAGACTACACCGCGTATGTCTCGCAACCCAACACGCCAGAGACAGACATGATGAAGGAGGTGCTGCACACCGTGACCTTCGAGAAGGATGGCGTGCCTTGCATGATAGACATTCGTGCGACTGACCCGATGGATGCCATCGCCAAAGTGCGACGCTCGCACAACGAATAACAACCACCACGACATCGCTATTCCCCACCAAGATCATCCCCCAAAGGGGGATGGGGGGATAGTCCTTTGGCTGCTGATTTTGGCAGCCCCAACGTGCAACACAAGGAGCACACACACATGTATAAATTAACCACGAAACAAGCCGAAGTTATGCTCGACGATATGATCAACTTGCAAGCAATGGCAGACGCGAACGAAGCGAGGAAGGAGTACAAGAAGAAGTTTCGATACGTCATTGAGAAATGCTTCACCGACGACGACAAGGCGAAGTTCCGAGACAAGGCAGGCGTGACGGTCAATCGTCTCACCGACATGGTCTTCTGGCCTGTGCTCGTCAACGTAATCCTTCACGCTATTGGCGAGGTCACGCGGCCAAGCGAGGGCTATCGACTAGGCAACGTGATGAACCAGTTGTTGACGGCGTTCATACACGACGACAAATGTCGGCCTGCTCAACGTGGCAGCGGCGTAAGCCGTGGCTTTCACATTCACATGTTGGATGGGCCAGAGGTCACTGCTGCTATCCGAGGACTGCTGACCGAGCACAGCATACAAGACTTAGGCCACGCTGCATACTTGCTGGGCCGTGTGATGTGGTACTCGCACAGTACCCATGATGATGCTGACAAGGATCACCACTTCATAGGCGATCTCGAAGCATACGGAAGACTGAAGTCGCAAAACACTCCGCATGGCTTCGACGAAGCTACTAGGTTGGTGTGCAAATACTCAGGCGTTCTTTTCCACGAGGTTTACCCTGTAGTCGACACGCTGCTTGACCGCATGGACATCGACGCACCTGATCTCAACTATGCTGATGCCCCAGAGGATATTCGCAACCTCGTTACTGCCGTGATGTCAGGCCAAGCAAAGCCTGAAGTGGCGGCCCCGGTAGCCGACCCGGAACCCGTAGTCGAGGCAGCCGACGATGATGGGTACGAACGGTTCGACGAGCCGGAGCCGCTTGACCCTAGCCTGTCGCCTGCGGTTGACGCTCTCATCCAACAGGCCAGTTCGGGTAGCATCACTGGCGTGGGTAGTTACGTCGACAAGTTCCGCAAGGTCAACGCTGCGTATCACGAAGCCATCGCAGAGATTAAGCGCACTCGTGAGAAGCTAGCGTCCATGCCAATCGCCGGACACACTGGCTCTGCCAACGTGGACGGTAGCACCCTCACCTACGAAGTCGTGATGCAGTCTGCGAGGAACCTGTTCACCGATGCACACGGTCGCAAGTCTAACAAGCTGAAGTTCGATGTGCCTACGTTGGTATGGCGTGACGACAGTAGCAACATCGTGCGTCACCCCTCGTGTCCAGACATTGACCATACATACAAGTTCCGTATGCACCATCTGATCAAGTACCTTACTGCCAAGGTGTTCGGTCAACACGTCTGGATGCACGGCCACACTGGTACAGGTAAGACTTCGTTCGTCGAGCAAGTCGAGGCACGCCTTGGCTTCCCGATGGAACGTCTCAATCTGGACAGCAACATGGAGCGTGCCGACATCGTTGGTGCGGTGGACATCGTTGTCGAGAACGGTGCGCCCAAGTCGCAGTTCTCTGAGGGTATGTTGCCTAAAGCTATGGTGCAGCCGATGGTGTTCTTGCTTGACGAGATAGATGCGGGTCGTCCCGACATGTTGTTCGTCTTGCAACGTGCCTTGGAGAACAAGGGTCTGACCTTGACCGAGGATGGCGGTCGACTGGTCAAGCCTCACCCGTTGTTCATGTTTGCAGGCACGGCTAACTCTCGTGGTCAGGGCGACGAACACGGTTGGTATCAGGGCGTGCGACCTATGAACCTTGCGTTCCTCAATCGCTTTGGCGCGTTCATTGAGGTGGGATACCTCGACGAAGACGACGAGAAACAATTTCTCAAGGATGCCTATCCCGACCTCAACCCAACGATGGCAGACCAGATGGCGGCCTTCGCACAGATGGTTCGCAACTCGTTCATCAACGGTGAACTGAGCCAGACTATATCGCCCCGCAATCTGCACGCGATGGCTCAATACTACATGCACTTCACTGCCTTCCTTACGCACAACGCTGCATGGAAAGAGGTAGTCGAGACGTGTGTGTCTGACGCTGCGCCCGCTGACAATCAGCAGCGCATCGACGAACTAGCCCGCACTGTATTCGGGGGTGGGCTATGAGCGACAACCCAACAAACGAAACCCAAAGGAGATACATAATGTTACCAACAATCGAAGAGTTCAAAGGCATCGCAGGGGGCTGGGGAACTGACACCCTCAAATTCTACGGACCATACAAGGGTCGGGGCTTTCACGAAGGCATAGCCATCAGTGCCGAGTGCCTCGGTGAAGCGGGTGAGTTTGTCGCTGCGTTACGGGACAACTACGGCTACACGCTCGGCAAGTGGGATCATCAAGACAGCCTTGGCTTCGGCAGCGTTGTGTCGTGGAGCGTCGGACGCTTTCGGCCAGATCACATGGATCAGGACGACCAAGAGGTTTCATTGATCGACTACAACGTCTTAGTCGAAGGCACCTACTACAAGTGGACGAAGGTTAGAGCCTTCAGCGAAGAGAGCGCACAAGCATTGGCACGCGAGCGTTTCCGAATGGCAGACGCCGTATGCAACCACGAACAAACTTTCATAGTCGAGAAGGAGGAATACTGATGGAAACGATAAGCACGCGCACAACAGACGGCGTTGCAGAGTGGATCGACGAACTGCGTGAGAGGGGCGTGACCAATAAGCATCTAGTCGATTGCTTCCTCTACCAAACGCCAGAGGTGGTCATGGAATTGCTCGACCGCAACGAACTATCGCCACGGTTCTTTCACGTCGAGGACACTAACAAGGAGTTTTACTGATGCCGAACTACCAAGTGATAGTAAAGCAGATCGCCGTGCTCAACGACGTTAAGGCAGCCAGCGTCGATGATGCCAAAGACGTAGCGTGTAACGAGTACATATGGGACGAGACTTTAAACCACGGTGACAACGATTGCCAGTTTTCTGTGAGTTACGAGGTGACTGAAACCTACCCTCCCAAACAGTACGATGTCTGCATTGTTGCCGAGGTCACTTCAACGATCTCGGTGTTTGCGCTCGACGAAGGCAGCGCCGAGGAGAAGGCACACGAACTGTTCGTGCTGGCCGAGGCCGAGATCACTGAACAAAAAACCCACGAAATCGAGGAGAACATAGAATATGACTAAATATATCTCAGAAACAGCAGACCTTGCCGACGTAGTGATGACAGGCGAAGAGCTTATGGAAGCCACGTCGCTTGCGGTCAAGGCCGTGTCGACTGACTTCGCTACTCGTGTCACGTTTGCGGGTGAGGGTGCGTTCACCAACGGCAGCGACGTGAACCTTCCGTCTATCCCTATGGATGCCAAGGTGACTAAGCGTGCGGCACTGGTACTTGCAGGCTACGCCGGACACGAGGCGTTGCACAAGCAATTGTCAGACTTCAACCGTCTGCAACCGTTGTTCGAGCAGGCCAAGATAGACAACAAGTGGCTCACGACTTCACTCGCTAATGGTATGGAAGACGTGCGTATCGAACACGGTGGCACGGTACTGTACGGTGGCATCGCACAGTCGATAGACAAGACTGCGCGTGAGGTGACACGCAAGTTCATCGACGAGGTGTATCCGGCCAACCCCGACATCGTGAACGACTTTGGCAAGGTCGGCCCAGTTGCGATTACATGGGAAGGTCGTCGTCGGTTGGGCTACCCCGACCCCAGCAACGAGGAAGCACTGGACCTGTTGCCCAAGAAGGTACGGAACAAGGTCGAGAAGATAGTCGATCAGGTGATGAACATACCGCACGGTGTTACGGACTTGGGCAAGGTCGACAAGTACGTGGCGTACAATGGCAGCATCGAAGCGTTCAAGTTGGCGCAGAAGATTGCCAACGCCTACATGAAGACGGTCATTCGCATCAAGCGCGACGAGTGGGAGAAAGAGAACCCACCTCTGCCACCGCAGCCACCACAGGGGCCGCAGCAAGAGCAAGAAATCGAAATCATTATCGAAGGTGACGGCCCACCGTGTGAGGATGGTGATGGCAAGGGCAAAGGTGACGACAAGGACGACGACGACAGCGACAGCGAGGGAACAGATGAGCAGCAGCGAGACGAAGACAATCCCAAGGGCGAAGGCGAAGGCGACGGGTCTGACGGTGAGGGAGATGGCGAAGATGAACCAGACGGAGAGGATGGTGCAGGCGATAGCGATAGCGATAGCGATACAGACGGAGAGGACGACAAAGGCGACGACGAAGGGGATGAAGGCTCCCCGGACGACGGAACCGACGACCCGGTAGAACCCGGAAACGACGCCGGGGATGAAGAAGATGAATCAAATCAAGGGGATGGCAAAAATGTCGGTGAAGAAGGGGACGGTGACAATCCAGGGGCGACTAACGACGACGAAGAAGTCGACGAAGACGGCGACGAAAGCGATGAACAGGGTAATGATGGGGGGCAAGACACATCAGAAGATGATGGCGATGCACAAGCAGATACAGGAGAGGAAGATGCAGACGATGGCGAAGACGCTGGGGGTGACGACGAGGGAAGTGAAGAAGGCAATGAAGATACTGAGGGAGATGTAGACGATGGAGACGACGATGGAGTGGATGAGGGTGTCGACGACGAAGGTAAAACAGATGGCCCCGATGGCGAAGGCGACGATGGCGATGGCTCGGACGAACCCAACGAGAGCAATCACGAAATGCAGAGAAACGACGGCGGTCGTGACACCGACGGCCCAGACGACGACGACGACGACCTCACAGGACGAGCAGACGTAGGGCCAGACCCTAAGCCGTTCGATCCTAAGTCGATCAAGCAGCCAGAGCCAATCGAACCGGGTCTACAAGAAGCGATGGAGCGCGAGGTCAACGAGATGAAGCAGCAGAATGGTGGCCGAGGCTACATTATCCTCGACCCTAGTGCAGACAAATGGGTATCACGCAGGGAGATTACGGATGATGCGGAGACTAAGCGGTACGGCAGGGTGTGGTACAACGAGAGCAAGAACGCCGTGTCTGCAAGCGTCGGCACTGTGCGACGTAAGCTAGAGCGTGTGGTCACGGCCATGTCACGTACATACTGGGAAAACAGCAAGCGCACTGGCAAGCTGGACGTGCGACGTAACGTGTCCAAGATCGTCAACCTCAAGAACAACGTGTTCAGGAACAAGGTCGACGAGCTAAACTTGAACACGGCGTTGTCTATCTTGATCGACATGTCAGGCAGCATGGGTGGCGGCAAGGACACGATGGCGCAGCAGATCACGATTGCTGTGGCAGAGGCACTTGCGCCAGTCGGTGTGCCGCTTGAGGTCTTGGGTCATCACACTGTGTGGGTTCACGACCAGCCGCACAGTGAGCACGTCGTGCGGGGGGCCACGCAGTATGGTAGGTACAATCCGATCTGGATGTGGCAGTTCAAAGACTTCGATGACAGCATGGGCGCATGTCGCTCAAGCATGGGTACGATTGAACGTCGTGGTGGCGGTGCCAATGCCGATGGTGACGCGATCTTGTGGGCAGGCAAGCGTTTGTATCAGCGTGAGGAAGAGAAGAAGATACTGTTCGTCTTGTCTGACGGGCAGCCAGCGTATCACAGTGATACACGTTGCGTGCATCAATACACACGCGATGCAGTGGAGTGGTGCTTGTTCCGTGGCATTGACGTGATGGGCCTTGGTATGCTCGACGATAGCGTCAAGCAATACTACCCCAAGTACGTGACAGTCGATGACATGGATCAGTTCGGCAAGACTTACATCGACGAGGTCGTCAAGTTGATGTTGGGTCGGGCGTTGCCAGATCAAAGCATACTGATCAACAGCACAACGAAACGTAACTCTAGCATATGAAGAGAGGCAAGAAAGTAGCACGAGTGCCTAGCTACTGGTTCGGTTGGTGCGATAAGTCGCACCGACTAAGCTGGTATGTGAGGGTGTACTGGGAGTGTCGGCGGTTAGGTATTCGTAAGTCCGACAAACTAAAAGTGCAATCTGTCATGCGACGGCTTGCGCATGTCACACATCTGTGACAACATCATGGGATTAACAACAAAGGAGATAGTTCAATGGAGGGGTTGATCCTCATCCAAAGTGTAGACACCCCCAGCGTTGGGGACATGCAAGAAACTTGGGCTGACCCACCGCAAGGCCCACCAAGTAGAGAGAGAATATCATGTCATCACAAACAAACACACCAGCAGTAGCGGCAACGGGCGCAACAACAGTATGGACAAACGCCCCTCAAGGCCCACCAGAGATAGCACAGGCTCTTATCGAACTGAGCCAAGTTACACACAGCGCCAGTTGTTTGTGTAACATGTGCGACTTGGATGTCACGGTCACGCTGAGTGACGGTAACATTATCTACAACGTCACGTTTGCCAAGGATCACGGTGATAGTACCGAGATACGAACGGAAGATACTACTCGGCATGTGGTCACGACCCGCATCGTTGAGCTTGAACACAACAATATCTAATGGATGGAACACACACATGACTGATAACATTACACAGACTATAACAGACGGGGTACTACAGGATTTAGGCGTGGTTGACGCGCCAGTCGTTAAGGACGCAGAGCCTACGACTACCCCAAACGTGAGGGTTAAGCGCGAATATGATGGTGGCAATGACGCAGCGAAAGCTGCCGAGGCCGCAAGCGCACAGATATGGGCAACCTATCACGGCAAGCGAATGATCGACGGCGCACGTAAGACTAAGACGCCGCTGACAAGTAGACATGCTGTCCCTGTCGATCCCAAGGTCGGGACATGGGAGAAGGACAGCGTGCTCGTAGAGCTAGAGAGGATGCGAGACATGGTCGTTGACTTCCGCACGACAAACGAGGCGGTAATCAAGACCAAAGATTTCGAGAACATGGTGGGCGTAATCGCCAGTGACATGCTGAACTGCGTGGAGCAAGCAGGGTTCATCGTGAATGGGGGTGCGTCGATTGATACACTCAAAACTTTGATCAGTGTGTGGTTGAGTACGCACTGCAAGCAACTAAACGAGGGTGCGTATGTACCCATCGTGGTTAGAGACTGATGCAGAAAATTAAATTGAACGTGGATGATGGAGACTGTGCCATCGTTGTTAAGCGTGACCTTTCTGTCGAGACATACGCTCGACTGGGCCAAACGATAGAGGCGTCGCAGCTTCTAGCATTGGGACTGACATGGGCGTTAGAGAATGAGGAATGGACAGACAGACTAATGCGTAAGGCGCGTAGTCGAGTGCTGCAAATATTAAAGGAGAATGGGAGTGCCGATGAAGACGTTGTCCTCATCGACACACACACATGATGAGCACCACGACGTGCTCGCGTGACACATAACGCACGAGCGTCGTGAAGTAAATTCAAATATTAACTCAAGGAAAGTGACTATGAGCACACAAGATTTGGAGAAGCGGGTTGCTGCGCTGGAAGCGCAAGTCGACCTGTTAGCGAGGACGCTCGTGGGGGCGAGCCACTCCACGAACTACGGGAGTAATACCAACCCCACAGGGCCACCTCAAGAAGCTGACAACTTCAGTCGTAAGATATTGCTTGGCAGCTTCAGTGCCAAACAGATAGCCACAATTCAAATGGTATGTCTGGGTCGATCCACCGTTGAGATGGGCGACGCACTAGACTGCGCGGAGAGCACAGCCAAGGTTCACATCAGGGGGTACATGCGTAAGAGCCAGAGCACGACTAGGCACAAGGCCGCCTCGCATTACAAGAAATTGGTTCAGGGCATGAGCGCGGAAGAACACTACGAACTGACTGAGGTGGAGATCGATTGGGCCGAAGACCCATTTCGATACCCGCAAACAACAACCATGTTAAAACAGAAAGCGAGATAACACATGACGCTTCGGGTAATGAGGGACAACGGCCACTGGCATATCAGGGGTACGTTTATGAGTGAGCGGGTTCGTCGTACGACGGGCCTGCGGGCCACTCAAAAGACTAAGCCGATGGCTGAGAAGATGCGTGTTCAACTTGAACGCGCCATCGCTGATGCAGCCTTCGGCGTGCCAGTCGTCACCGAGACTTTCGGTGAGGCTGCGAGAGAGTATCTGCTCTGGAAGAAGGTCGAGGGCAACAACGACATGCGGCAAGAGAACAAACTGATGAAGATGTGCGAATACTTTGGCGCGATGCCATTGAACGAGATCAACGATGGTGTCGTAGCCGCATACATTACTACGCACTGGACGCACCTCACGCCGAGTGCTGTTCGTCGATACCTTAACGACTTCATTGCGGTGCTGAACTACGCCGAGCGAAGGATCAAAGCGTTCGCTGCGCCAAAGATCACGAGGCCAGCAGCAAATGACATGCGAACGGTTCACCTTGAAGCCGAAGAGGCCAATAGGTTGCTTGATTGGGTGCGTAAGCACAACGATTACTTCTACCCGCACTTCGTAGCCATGATAGACACAGGTGTACGGATGCAAGAGTTGGTGGCGATCACGTCAAGGAGTTTTAGTCTCACCAAACAGGTGACAATGATACGCAAGGCGCACACAGGAGCTAAGACTAAGACTTTGGCTAGGGATGTACCAATGACTGACGCCATGAAGGAGATAGCCGTGGCTGCACAAGGACTGCCCGCACATATACCAGTGTTCCAAGGTTACAACGGGCCGTGGCACAGCCCCGGCAGCGCAAGTGGTGCGCTTGGCAAGCACTTGAAGGAAGCGTGTAAGGCGGTAAGCTTGCCGTACAAGGGCAGCGAGGCGATAAGATGCCATGATCTGCGTCACACGTTTGCGTACCTTACGGCCAGTACGGGGGCTGATCTTGGCGACCTCCAATATCTGATGGGCCATGCAGATGTGACCCAGACAATGCGATACCGTGGGTTTATTCAGAGTAGAGCGAGGACTTTCGTAACTAATTTACGAGGCCAATCGGCAGCCGCTTGACATACGCTGTGTTTCGATTAGTCTTTTAGTTACAATAGTGTAGTCGGATGTACGACAGATGTACGACCGATGTGTGTGACAAACTACTGACAAGATTAAATTAAAAAAAATGATAAGCTTCTGTAAACAAACGAAACTATTTAGTGAGATGGTGCCCCCACACGGCACCATTCTAGCATCTAGTACACATCTACCAATACATTTCGTTGTAAAAACAAGAGCTTATCATGTTTAAAATGGTGCCTATCAATGCGTCTGAGAAGGCCAAATGACAGGTATTTGGCAAGGCCAGAGGTGTCCGATGCGTTGACATAGGCAAACCGTTGTCACATATAAGTGACATCTAAATCGATATGAGGTAGCAGATGAAAGAAAAAATCCACTTAACCAAACCACAGCGTCGGTCGCTGATCAGCGACTTTATGAATGGGAAGAACCCCGTTCAACTCGCCAAAGAATATCGGGTTTGTTATAAAACTGCTTGCGATATTGTGAGGCCGACTAGGCTGGCGATAAAGGCGGGTAAGCTTCAGGCCAAAGAGGTCGTAGAGGTTGTGAAACCAAGCGTGTCAAAGGGCTACGTTAGCGATGAAGCACATCAGTTCATAACTGGCTTGAGCATGGTGCATAACATCACTCGTCAGCAAGTAGTTGACGCACTGGTTGCGCGAGAGCGCAGTCTTATTGGCGGCAACATCAATGCCAAAAGCAAAAGCTGAACCCCAACTCCTACGGGTGGCACCTGTCATCCGTAGATTTTTTGAGATCGTGCAGAGTGACGCACGTTCATATGACCTAATCGCACATGATGCGGGTTTGAACAGAGCCACAATCATACGATGGCAACACAACACATCGCCTAATCTGAATACGTTTACCGCTGCGTGCAATGCGCTGGGCTATGACGTTATCATTACCCCAGTCGGAGGTGGGGCTAATAACACCGACAGCTAGAGCCACGGTGCTCCTTGTGGATTGGGTGGTTTTCCAGCATTCCCCACCTGATCTTCCCTCATCGGGTGATCTGGTAGTGGGGCGGCGTTAAGCGTTGCCCCATTTTTTTGCGTACTCGACTGTGTTATCTTCAAGATCGCGTATGTATGCGCGAAGCGAGGCGTTCTCGCGCTCAAGTGTTTTCAAATTTTTCTCAAAAATTTTTTCAGCTTCAAGCATTTGCTCAAAGATTTGTCGTGTTATCACTGATAGGCTCCATCCCTAAACGTGGCGGGGTCTACCCCCTCACCCAGCATTGCGGCCTCGGCCAACATGTCTGCGAGGCACATAGCACCTTCGTGACTGAGGAAAAAAGACCCGCTGCCAAGGGTCAAGATCATATTGCCAGAGTTGGAAATGGTAATCTCTGGAATGATATGCGTGGCACACGTCTCGTCGACCTCTGCGACGAGAACGCTGCCCTTTGCAATCACAGAATATTTTGGAATTTCTGCCACTACGAATACCGCGATCCTCGTGCAGTGCTAGGCTTGGATGCGGTCTGTGTACCGCTAGTCTTTTTCTTTTTTGCTGCCATCCTTTTTTTGTAGGCTGCGGCGGCTGCTTGCCCTGCGGCTGTGTATGGGAATTTTTTTCCTGCGACGGTTGGCATTAGTCTTTCTCCTAAGTTGGGGTGTCGTCTCGTATGCAGCGATGCCTAACTTGCACTGGCATCCCTGTAGTTTTCCAAAGTTCCATCTGCAAACCTTGTGCTTTTTCGTATGCGACTAGGTAGCATGATGACTTAGTCGTGAAGCGGTCGTTGTTTTCTCCGAGGACTTGCTGCCCGTTGGCAAAAATAATCCAGAAATGTAAGACCCATACTTCCATATCACCACTGCTTACACGACCAGTATCGTGCCTTAGTCTTGGGGCCGGGGCTGGCGCAGTTGTGGCGAGCACGGAAAGACTTGCGACGACCGGGGTTGGATTTTTTTATGGTCATGTTCGGGTCGCCAAAGGAAACTTTGATAGTCGAGGAACCTTTCTTCACGCAGACTGACCGCTTCTTCGGGCCGCTTGGAGTTTTCCACGGCTTGTTCAGCGACTTGCCTTTGCAATCCTTACTCACCCTTCCCTTCGTCATCTTCGTCTCCGTTCATTACAGAAAACAGTGTAACGATTTCCGCAGATGATGCTTCCTCACTTGGGGCTTCGTCGAACTCGCTGTCCATAGTCGCCCACCCATACTGGTTGAGGTAGCCCTCGTAGATAAAGGCGAAGTCGTTGAGGCGCATCACGACTAAGCTATCCTGTGTCTTCATCTGGTTGCGACGTTGTATGACGACAGGCATCTCAGGTGTGTCAGACTTGTGGATACCAGTCTCGGCTTGGGCCATAGCTGCATACGGCACGAAGCGTTCGGTGCGCTTGGCCTCTATCCATAAGTCGGGGGTGCCAAGTAAGTCGGCGCGGCCACCGCCAGTTATGTACGAGCCACCACCTGACAGGGGTGCGCGTGTGATTTTTCCTTGGCTGCCGAATAGTCGAGCGTCTAGCCACTTGGCTAACTCGCGTTCGTATCCGTCGCCCTTGCGTTTCTGTTTGCTCAAGTCTTTCTCCTAGTCTACCAACCAATCGTCAGGCAGTCCGACGCTTTCGAGTGGCTTGCAGTTGTTGCAGACGTACTGCCAACGGGGGCGAGGTTCGCACGACTTGCACTTGAGGCAAGGGCGATCCCACAAATCTAGGTTCTCGATTTCCTGCGAGACTATGGCGTACTTGGCACCATCGAACTCGGCCAATCCTTCACGGATAAGTATGCGCTTGAGGGTGTCGCTACTTATGTCAAAGCGACGGGCCATTGCACGATACGAGTAGTCGTTGTGGAGCATCCACTCTAACAAGTCGCGCTGCCCCTCTGTCAGTGGGTTGCGTACTGTCATTCGCGTTTCCTCGACCGCGTGTTTGCAAAAGACACCCCCCTCACAAGGGGGGGTGGCCTCTTTGGGGCGTGCGTAAGGCGCACAAAAGTGGATTGACGGGGGGTCAGGGGGTATGTGTATACTCGCGCAGCGTTCTTCACCTACTAGTTCTACTAGTTCAAAGAGCGACAGTTGCCTTTCGGCACTGTCGGTCGGCATAGGAGCTAACCTACTTATTCTACTAATAGGTCTGATCACACCCATCGCCGCACCTCGTAGGCTGGGAGATTTAGCTTGCGGCTCACGTCATCAACCGACATTCCAGTACCAGCGTAGTGCGCGGCTTTTTGCTTGAGGCTTGCTGTGCTTACGACGTACTGCGAACCGTCGAGTAGGCTCTCAGCCCATCCAATATAATGTGTCTCGTGAAGTTCTGTGGTCTGTCTGACCTTGCCGAAACTTATCTGGCTGACCATGCGTAAGCGGCTGTCGGGTCGCAGTCGTTTATCAAGATAGCCAAAGGGCGTGTGTGCTGCCCCCGTCATGTCGTACATCTCTATCTCTGCGTCGAGCAACCCAGCCTTGGCTTTCGCCTCGGCCTTGTGCCGGAACACTTGCGTGACCATGATCTGCGTGTCGATGTCTGTAAGCTGGGCAGTCGAGCCAGCCTCTCGACCCATGCCACCCTCGCCGGGTTTGTTTCTGTGATGCACCATGATCACGGATGCGTTGAACTTATTGCGGATCGACTTGGCTACGTGATTGACTTTGAACCACTCGCTTGCACTCGCTTCTTCCAGCCCACCGAAAGCATTACGCACGGTGTCGATCACGACTACGTCTGGCTTGATCGCTTCTAGCCATTCGCCTAGCAGCCGAAAGCCGTCCTCAGTCGCAAGGCTCATCTCCCCACCATCCTCGGCACTGATTAGGGCTGGCGACCACATGTTAAATTTGTCAGAGGTGTCGCCAAACATCTTCACGAAATTTTTAAAACGATACAGGATAGTACGGCTGGGATTATCGTAGTCGAGATACAGAATTTTTGCGGGCTTGGTTTGGTACGGGCCAAACAATTCTTTGCCCGCAGCCATTGAGGTCAGCAGGGCTTGCAAGAAGAAAGACTTGCCGTGACCATTGTAACCTACGACTTGCGTGATCGTGGCCGCAGGGATGAGCGGGTCAGCGTAGTATTCTGTATCACCTATGCTGTCGATCAGTCGATCAATGTCTGATGAGTGGATGGGCTTGAGCCTGCCCAGTCGTATCTGTTCCTTCTCGACCTTGATCCGCTCGCCATTAGCATCATAGTCAGTGGGGTAGTTGCGTCGATCCATGTCGACTGCGCTGCGAATTTTGGTAGCGATCCACCTTGCGGTTTCATCCTCTGTGTAGGCTGCCGGATTAAAAAACTCGTCGTAGAAACCTTTAGCCATGCCGACTAAGTCATCGCCTGTTTGGCCTTGTCGCACCTTCTGCCCGACATACCTGACCATGAGCGCATCCGTGCCATCGCCATCCTCTAGCTTGCGGCCCAAGTGTGCGACACGCACCTTCGTCTGATCCCAAATGCTCACATGTTCGTCGGGATTGTGAAGGCTCACGCCTGACAGGTCGAGCGTATCAAAGCTGAACTCGTCGTCGGTGCGCTCAGAGACGGCACCCTTCCAAACGTGTAAGTCTATGTCGTCGAAGTCAGCGGTTGTGTCGAACGCATACTCATGTTCGACAACATCATCTTTCACCTTAATGCTAGGCGGCATGACAACGAACCCGCCGTCACCTCGGAAATCTAATCCCTCGACTTGGGGCCAGTCACGCGCATTGCTGCCTACCTTGTTAGCAAACCGTGCGCCCTCTCGTGGGTGCTTGAAGTAAAAGTGTGCGCCCTTCTGAGTGCTCACCCTATAAGGACTGGCTAGACCGTGCTTCTCTGCGTACTTAATGGCGTCCTCGTTATCGCAGTCGACAGCGACCACGCCTGATAGCTCGCCAGTGATTAGGCCGATGTTAAAATACTTCACGATATGGCCCGACTTAGTCTTCACCCCCTCGGTGAACCAATCGTCTATCATGTCGTCGGTCACGCGGTTCGTTTGCCAGTCGATCCAGCCAAGCAAAGGCGTCTTGCTTGAGAGAGAGAGCGGCATGATATTCCAACCGCGATCATGCGCCTCAAGCGCAGCGGTGTAGCAGCGGGACTTCCATTTATCTAGGTCGTGCTCAGTCAGTTTGTTGCCTGTCATTCGGTGTATCCTCGAAGTATGAATTGATGTTGAGATTGGGGTTGTGCTCTAGCAGCAAGGCAAGTGTTGGCGTGCCGAGGTAGCCCGTCCTCATGGCCCTGTAGGGAGCGGTGCGGGTGTTACCGAGCAGCTTAGCCACCGTAGAAACGCCACCGCAGTCGTGAACCAAGCGTGAAGCGTTGAATTTTATTGCCATATTTGTCTCCTTTATAATGCCCACATAGATGTATAAACGTACACCGTACACACATCTGTGACGTTAGTGACACAAAGTAGACTAACATCTAGTTGTTTATATTTATGATTACAGGTAGGTAGAGCGGGTTACTTCAACCTCTACAAAGGAGACATTCAATGTCTGACTGGGACACGACGCCCGAACCAATCAACAACTCAAGCCCTGCACTTATCGCCGCTGTGACTGAATACCAGCGGATTGATGAGACGCTACAATCTTTGAAAGATCAGCACGAAGGGCTGCTTGAAACTATTGCCGCAGAATTTCCAATCATGTCTGGCGAACAGGCTATCGACGTAAACGGTATGACCGTTACTTGTGCTCGCACTGAGCGGTGGACTTGGGACAACGAGTTACTTGAAGATTTATTTGCCTCGGCTGACGAGCTGCCTGACCACATAAAGAAAAGACTAACCGTAAACAAACGATTGTTTCAGCATCTTGACGATGACGTGAAGCAAGTTTTGCTGCCAGCTTTGACGAGAACGCCGGGGCCAGCAAAAGTCAAAGTGATAAAGGTTAGTGCCGATGTTTAAGCCCGCAAATACAATCGACCACAGCACGTCGTACCTCAAGACCGTACTGTTTGGAGATGCAGGGTGGGGCAAGACTACGAACATGGCCCACATGCAGGAGCACTACGGTAAAGGGTTTATTATTAGTGGGGAGAGTGGGCTTAGTTCTATTCGATCTGCTGGTATCGACTACCTTCCCTTCTCGTCTTGGGATAAGCGCAGCGATCCATCCAACAACGAATACTCATTTGTTGATATATTTCGTTGGATGAAGACGCCTGACTTCCGAGAGCGCAACTACAAGTGGGTCGGGCTGGATAGCCTCACAGAGTTATCGTCTCACTCACTTCGGTCTGCCGAAAAGCACTGCAAGGACGAGGCAGAAAAGCTGGGCAAAAAGCCCAATGGGTTTGAGGCGTGGGGCATACACTCGGCGCAGCTAGTCGGGGCGTGTAAGGCAATACGCGACATGCCGATGCACTTTCTTTGCACAGCCCTCGCTAAATCTAGTCAAGATGAGAATGGTAGCACAGAGCATTGGCCTATGGTCGATGGCAAGTCGACAATCGAAAAGTTGCCCGGAATTTTTGACTGCGTTTTTGCTGGGGTGAGAGCTTCGTCGGGCGACAACGAAAAACAAAGTGTCGTGCGATACATCATCACGGACGATGTGCGTGGGTGGAAGGGTAAGGTGCGCGACGAGAAGCGTAGGCTTGCTGCAATCGAACAGACTGGTTCGGTTGTGGACTTGTTTAAGCGCATGGAATTGAGCGACGAAGACTTCAAAAAATACCAGAACAAACAGGAGAAAAGCCAATGAGCTTCTCATTTGATAAACTAAATCTATCCGGCGTAGAGATTTCGTCGGCGTCTAACATGCTCAAGCCCGGTCGCTATGTATGCACGGCTAAGAACGCCAAGCTCAAGGACACCAAGAGCGGTGGCAAAATGATTGAGGTAGAGCTTGAGGATACAGCAAGCGGAAACAGTATCCGTGGCTTTCTAAACGTACACGTACCGCACTCTGAGCAAGCTACACGCATTGGGCGTGAGCAGTTAAAAGCCTTGTTGACGCATGGTGGACACCGTGACCCTGACAACATCGGGTCTGCTGGCATCCAGTCGATCAACGGCCTCAAGGCTGGCGTGCTGATCGTGTCAGAGACTTATCAGAAGGATGGTCAAACTCGTACTGGCTCGGCAGTCGGTGGTTTCTTCTCTCCCAAAGGCTTCGAGCAGACTAATTCGGCACCCCAATCTTCACCAACTCCCATCGTGCCGGATGACGACATCCCATTTTAATCCTCCCAGAATGGATGTCGAACTGGGGGTGAGAGCCTGTGATTATGCCCAACCTTGATGGTTGCCGCGCTCGGAATTTGGTAGCTCACCCCCTTTTTTGAGGAACGACTATGGATATTACCGCGCTCATTACGGATGCTTACGCTAAAGAGAAGCGCGGTAAGCCACGGCAGTACATAGGGGCCAGTGGAATAGGGCAGCAATGTCTAGCCAGTATCGCGTACTCGTATCGCGGATACCCTGAGACTGCACCAGAGCCACAACTCAAACGCATCTTTCGTGACGGTCATAAGATCGAATACGACGTGGTCAAGGACATGCGTAAGGCGGGGCTGCACGTCATGGAGACTGACCCGCTGACAGGTAAGCAGTGGCGTTGGACGGGGTACGGCGGCCTTGTGATGGGCAACGCAGATGGCCTGATGGAGATAGACGGTGAGCTTATTGGGGTCGAGATTAAGTCGATGAACATGGCGAAGCATCAAGAGTTTTTAAAGAAGGGCGTCAAGGGCAGCCACCCTAGCTACTACGACCAGATGCAATGTATGATGGGCCTGTCTGGCATACGTCGATTTGTGATCGTTGCATACAACAAAAACAATTCCGCGTATCACCATGAGTATGTAGACTTTGACGACTTCAGATGGGCGTACCTTACGACCAAGATCGAAGACGTGCTTAACAATAGAGCCACGCGCATCGCCACAGACCAAAGCGATTGGCGTTGCAAGGGATGCTTCAAGCGTGATGCTTGTTGGAGAGGCGACGAGCCGCCAGAAAAATCTATGCGTACATGTGGAAATAGTCGAGCCGACAACATGGGCCAGTTGCATTGCACAGAATGTGACGGGCTGACTTGCACCAACTGGAAAATCTACGAACCGAGGCAGCGATGAGACTGAGAGCAAAAAAGAAACAGATCGTTGAGCTAGAGCACCAAGCCGACAGCGTACAAACGAGAATAAAAGATTTAGAATTTATGATCGCTTACGGCAACGACCGACCGAGCAGCGAAGAACAAGAACTAAGCGACCGCCGGAAAGCTTACGACAAGCTTAAACACATTCGTCGAGAGATCGCTGACTTAACCAAACAGGTGATCGACGATGACGCATAGATTAGTTGCTTTCGCAGGGCCAATCGGTAGCGGTAAGACCGTATGTGCGGATTACTTATGTAATTTTTATGGCTATACTAAGGTTAAGTTTGCTGCCCCGCTCAAGCGTATGCTCATGGAACTGGGCCTGACAGACGAACACTTAGAAGGTGCTCTCAAAGAGCAGCCTTGTGACATACTAGACGGAAGGACACCACGATGGGCGATGCAGACCTTGGGCGTAGAATGGGGGCGAGATCATATAAGCCCGAACCTATGGGGAAACGTGTGGGCGCACCACGCCAAGCAACTTCTGTTGACACAGTCAGTCGTGACAGACGACTGTCGATTTCAGAACGAGGCCGAGCGGGTGCAGTCAATGGGCGGGATGGTGGTGCGAGTGATACCGCCGGACAGCCACTCGACAGGAACCGCCGCAAGACATAGCTCTGAGCAATACGACTTCGACGTAGACATGACTATCTATAATCCCGGTGATAATTCACTGCACAAAGCTTTGGATTATTTTTTAACGCAAGGGATTATGAAGTAGCTAACCGAGCCAGAGCCACACCCCTGTAAACATACCCGCGACTAAGACAAGGAACAGGACGACAGCACATGTCATCTCTATTTTGTGTTGCAATTCTTCTCGCCGTAGTTTTTCTTCTAATATTCTTTTCTTCTTGATCTCGCCCCTCACTTTGAGCAAAGCGTCCCACGCATAGAAACCGCGACTAGCGATCACAGCTTTTTTTAGTTCGATCTCTAAGTCGTTGCACTTTTGTTGAGCCGCGTAAGTTTCGAGAGCTTCCTCGTTGACCGACTTGCCAGACCGCTTCCGCTTTTTTTTGTGACCGTCCCTGACTTCGTCGATGGCTCCCCACATCTTACCGATGTCGCCCATCATTGAGTGGGCATCCTTGCCCAGCTTCACACCAGACTTAATCGCAGCGAACGCTGCGACTGCGACTGATATAGGTTCCACGACTTAGCCTTTGTCAGTCTCCTATCAACCAGTCTTCAACGTCGAAGCAGGGGCAAGCCTTGTTCGACCATTCATTGTGCCCAGAAATTTTTGAAATTTTTGGGTGCGCTTCTTTTAAGTCTGCAATTAAATCGCGCA